AATGGTTGCTTCAACATTACAACAACAAAGGAGGGGATGGTTTGACATCTTGGACGACTGGCTTAAACGCGATCGCTTTGTCTTTGTGGGTTGGTCTGGATTACTTCTTCTTCCCACTGCTTATCTGGCCATTGGCGGCTGGCTTACTGGCACAACTTTTGTCACGAGCTGGTACACCCACGGGCTTGCTAGTTCCTATCTTGAGGGTGCTAATTTTCTCACGGCAGCTGTCTCGACGCCTGCTGATGCTATGGGTCATTCTCTTCTTTTACTTTGGGGTCCTGAAGCTCAGGGCGATTTCGTCAGGTGGTGCCAACTTGGAGGGCTTTGGGCCTTTGTTGCTCTCCACGGTGCCTTCGCTCTAATCGGCTTCATGCTCCGCCAGTTTGAACTGGCACGACTTATCGGTATAAGACCTTACAATGCTATTGCGTTTTCTGGGCCTATCGCTGTTTTTGTCAGTGTGTTTCTCATCTATCCTCTCGGACAATCCAGTTGGTTCTTTGCACCGTCGTTTGGTGTTGCTGCGATATTTAGATTCCTACTCTTCCTACAAGGCTTCCATAACTGGACGCTCAACCCTTTCCACATGATGGGGGTTGCCGGTATACTTGGTGGAGCGCTACTTAGCGCCATCCACGGCGTGACCGTTGAAAATACTTTATATGAAGATGGCGAACAAGCAAACACATTCAAGGCTTTCGACTCAACCCAAGAAGAAGAGACTTACTCGATGGTCACGGCTAATCGATTCTGGTCACAGATTTTCGGTATTGCATTTAGCAATAAGAGGTGGTTGCATTTCTTTATGCTTTTTGTCCCTGTCATGGGCCTTTGGACTTCCTCTATTGGTATCATCGGTCTTGCTCTTAATCTTCGGGCCTATGATTTTGTAAGTCAAGAGATTAGAGCAGCAGAAGATCCTGAGTTCGAGACGTTCTACACGAAGAACATCTTATTGAACGAAGGCCTTCGCGCATGGCTGGCACCAGTCGACCAACCACACGAACAGTTTATCTTCCCAGAAGAAGTTCTACCTAGAGGTAACGCATTGTGATTCAATCTCTAGGATTCTTACTACTTCGTATAGCGTTAGGCACTATGCTTATCCATCATGGATATGAGAAACTAGAGAACATTGAAAACTTTGCGGATGCATTTGTACGACCATTGCATCTTCCATTCCCAATCGTCTCCTCATACTTCGCAGCATTTGCTGAGATTGTGGGGAGTTGGATGGTTATTTGTGGACTCGGCACTCGTCTGGGTGCCTTAGCAATCTTAGGTACAATATCATTCGCAATTTATCATGCTCTGTTTACATCTGGATTTAACATCTACTTGTTAGAACTCTTAGTTCTTTACTGGGGGGGTGCAGCATGTATCGTACTCAGCGGCCCTGGTAACTTCTCAATAGACCATCTCATAAAACGGAGATTCACAAATGATTAAAGCACTATTCAGTTTTATGTTTGCTGCAGTGATGTGGGTACAAGTCCCACAATGGAGCGACGACTGGTCTAAGTGTGCGGTTGATGTACCAGACACAGCATGTCATTGGTACATCACGGCTCCAGACAGCACAATGGGCGAAGGATTTAGTTGGGCAAACGCTCCTTGGTTTAGTGCCGAAGGACTCCGTGATATCGGAGAACTTCATAACACAGTCCAATCTCTTCAAGAAGCCTAATGAATAACTTCGAGCTCCTACTATATTTTGTATGTTTTGCCTCAATTGGCGGCGCGGCATTCGCAATGATGTGGAGCAATATCCAGTCTATTAATATAGAGATGAGGACTCCTCCTAAACCTCGTCATCCTGAAGCACCAAAAGTAGGTGAAGAAGTGATGTACGTTGATCTCTCTAGAGAAAAACTAGAGAGGATCTATGATAAAGAATAAAGGATGTTGCGGGGCAGGATGTCCTGATTGTCCATTCAAACCACCACAGAGGGTATAATTACCCTCTTTTTTAGTAAAAAGGGTGAAAGATTGGGGTATAATATATAACTTAACAAACTATACAATTATGGCATTTACTGTTACTTTTAAAACAGCAGCAGGTGACTTGGCAGTTGAATGCCAGCCTGATCAATACTTACTAGACGCAGCGGATGAGGCGGGCGTCGATCTGCCTTATTCTTGTAGGGCAGGTGCCTGTTCTACATGTGCTGGAAAAATTGTTGAAGGTACAGTGAACCAAGAAGACCAATCGTTCTTGGATGATGACCAGCTCGAGTCTGGGTTTGTACTCACTTGCGTTGCTTATCCCACATCTGATTGTATAATCGAAACAGAAAAAGAAGAGGAACTCTATTAAGATGAGAAATGAAATCCTTAAGGCGTTAAAAGTAGACGCCCATGGCAACATAGAAAAAGCCAGGCTCAATGTAGAGATCTATCTCAAAAATCCGGTGGGCATCGGAGAGCATCCCGACGTCCTTGCAGCAATTCAAGATCAGCTTGATATTATTGCTCACGAGGAAGAACGTATCGAAGTCATCCAAAAACATTTCGATGCTTAGCTTCTGGATCCACCTTGTAGCATTTTGGAACGTAGCAGTAATGAACTGCATACAACCAGTTAACTGGAAATATTGCTACAGGGTAGACCAGTGGTTATTACCCGACATTCAACAAGCCTGGAAAATAAAAACAGGCGAGTATATCCCCTACCAAGACGAAAAAATCTACATAGAAAAGATTAATGGAAACGAATTTCAATGAAAAAGAGCTCGAGTTAATCTTTAAGGCTCTTCGTAAACAACAACAGCATCAAGTGATAGGAAGTCGTTGGTATGAGGAATATGACGAAGTTTTAAATAAGATTTATCCATTAATTTACCATCAATGATTACAAAAAGGGCCTCGTTTAAAGATCGACGAGGCTTTTTTATCATAGATAATGGAAAATAAGATTAAAGTAGAAAAACCAAAACCAGAAGAGAAGGATAACGACGTGCTTCGCGAACGTTTAGAAGACCTTGTTAAAGTGACTGTGTTAGTGTGGTCTGCCGCTCTACTTACATTTTCTTATGTTCGCCTACCTGACGGTAAGAGGATACTGGAATTCGATCCAACTTTTATCGCTTCTGTATTTAGTGGCGCACTCGCGAGTTTTGGAATGGCCACGGCCGCTAAGAAAAATGGCAACGGCAACGGCAACTCGAAAGACACATCAGGGCCTCCTCCAGTTCAATCAGCAATCGAGCCTAAGAAGTAATCTGATATAATAATGGGACGTAAAAGTAAAAGCATGATTTTTGCTCCAGAGACACGTTACCATTCAATCAGCTCTGATGACTACGCTCAGTTCAAGCCAAACCAATTAGGTTTTTTAAAGAAGACAGTAGAAGATAAAGGTAGGTATAAAAGCATACATGGGATCGCTGTGATATCTGTCATATCTCTGTTAAATAAAGCTATAGGGATCGTAGAGAACACAGAAGAGTACACGGAATATCTTCTACTTAACACCTTTGGAGATAAATCTTCTTATAATAAAGTTCCTCCTGGTACAATAAGAATATTCAATCCCAACCTAGTTTGCTTTTTTAATGGAAGAACGTGGAGAAAGCTTAAATAGCCTTATAATACCCTATCCTGGCCGCCAACTGCTTCCTGGCTCGAGGGATCATTTTTTTGCCTCAAAAACGGATGTTAAGGGTCGCTATATCTATGATTTTGGGCTGTCTACAGGGGAAATACTGTATGAAGGGTCAGGCGGAATTGGATTTTCAAAAGAAAAGCATGTGCTAGGACTTCATGCCCTAATGAGGATGCCATATGCTGAGTCTTTAATAAAAGAAGAGTTTGAGACTAACTTCAAGGGAAGTTGGGGACCCGCTAAGTTTTTTAGGTTGAGGAGAGACGTCAACCAAGAACTAAAAGACCCTAGCCAAAGAACGATGGCAAAGCTATATTGCTTATTAGCTTGTAGCGGGTTCAGACACAAATTTGACAAACATGGGAACTTTAAGGGCGGATACTTTCCTCATTCTCTAGATACAGAGAACATAAGAGTAAATAATAAGAGGCTGGTTAACACAGACTTCGTAATTATGAAAGGAAGCCTTAGCACTTTTGAGAGAGACCTTCTAACAAAGAAGTCCTTGATCTATTTCCACCTACCTTTTCCTTGTACAGAAAAGACTAAGAGCAAAGTGTTTGAATTTTTTAAGACTGTTGATTCCTTGAAGTATAATTTTTTACTTACTTCTAGGTTAATTAATAGAGGTAGAGTAGATAAAACTTTATTAGATTGGGCGAACTCTTACTCTAAAGTCGTGGCCGTCGATTCAAACAATAAATTTGCGTCTTCAGATATATTTATCACAAATTTTTAAATGGAACCACTTAATAGAATAGGCACACACATCATATTAGATATGGGCGGAGTAGATTTTCTGTTGCTTGATTCTATGAAAGATTTTGTTAGTTTCGCAGAGGGAACACTTTGGGACTTTGAGTGTAATGTACTAGGTACACAGAGTCACAAGTTCGAGCCTCAAGGATTCACTGCTGTGTTTATGCTTTCTGAATCTCATCTGTCCATTCACACCTGGCCAGAGAAAGGAATTGCTGCTTGCGATATTTTTACTTGTGGGTCTGTTAGGACAGAACAAATCGCAATTGAGATTGTTAAGTGGTTCTCTCCTCTCAGCTATAACTTAAAGAAGTTGACTAGATAAGTATGATATAATATGCAGGTACTCACATATAAGTAATGTCAAAATCGATCTCAGGCGGAAACTTTATCACTGGCAAGCCTAAGAAGACTCGTCAGGGAACAGGCCAACATACTAAATACGCTGCTACTAGTCGTAACAGCGCAAGGAAAAGATATAAAGGTCAGGGACGCTAAGTCTTTATATTAAGCAGCGGTCATCGCAATCCTTGTTACTTTAACGGTGACAAGGTTGTTTGCTGTCTGGGCGGCACTGGTCATAGTAGCTAATAACCTAAAGTCACCACTGTTATGATC